TTAAGATGCCTTTTCAATGTTATGATTCCTGCAATCTCCTTTGCCGAGAATAGACCGGCTGAATAGCTCAGAAAAGCGCTCAAGCTCTTCTGTTCGGCGAGTAGTGAAGTCCGATTCGATTTGCTTCTTGAGCTCAGCCATTTCAAGCCACTCCTGATCAGTCAAGTAGTGATTGTCACGAAATGCAGTCATTGGTTTTGGTTGCTTTTTGGATAATCAAACCGATACCATCCTCAGCCATTTCGATAGAAAGCTCATCGCCTTCTTTCCAGTCCATCTTACCAAGAAGTTCAGGGCTGAAATTCAGAAGCATGTCTCCATTTTCACATTCTGTAATCCAAGCATCCGCGTGATCCACAATCCTGTAGTGACTTTCTTCCACCAGAAAGTTTTCCGGCAAAGTCTCCGGGTGATTCAAGGCTTTCTGCGGCACAGAATAGCAAGGCCGCCCACGCACGTATTCACGAACCCACTTTTTACTCATTGCATACATACCCTTGATCCATCCGCATAACTGAATCGTCTGACCATCATAAGTGACCAGAAAAAACACCTTATTTGGGTCATCATCAAGTTGCACTAAAAGATCGTAACCATGCTTCGCCCTTGTCTTGACATCAATATTTCCAGGAAGATCAGAGGATCCGCGAACAGGGGCTTCGTCCAGGAACACACTGTCTTCAACTCCCAGGAACTTGGCTACTGCCATTTCTCCAACGCAACCAATCTTATGCATTCGCAGAGCTTCTTCTCCCACCTTGGGAGCTCGATTACGTCCACGAAACCCTTTTGATTCGTTGTATTTTTGACGACGTTCTGCTTCAGCATTGGCTTTTGCTATTTGACTTTCATTGAGACTGATTTGAATTTGCTTTGACACTAAAAATCCGCCATGATTACAGAGAAACATAGCGGATCATCCTTTGGAGTGTCTTCGAAATTACTGAATGATTTCAAGTTTAACAGGGGCTGTACCGGAAGAGATCATGCCAATAGCGGCGGCGGCGCCTTGGGACAAGTCGATGCTCCGCCCACCGACGAAAGGGCCTCGGTCGTTGATCCGAACCACAGTGCTCCGGCCATTATTGAGGTTTGTTACGCGCACCTGAGTCCCAAATGGTAGCGAACGATGGGCTGCAGTCTTGCCGTAAGCATTGAAGACTTCACCATTGGCTGTGCGCCTGCCATGAAACCCATCAGGAACGCCATACCAGGACGCAGTAGATGCAAGGTAAGCGCTGAATGTATTTAACTGACTGGGAGTAACATGGTCCCAGTCAATTGATTTATGAGCCCCATCAAAAGATGATTTAGGCATTTGTACGGGACTGAAAGAAGCCGCGTATGAAGAAGTTGCAGTAATTCCGATAAGAAGAGAAGTGCTGCAAAAAAAATGCTTAAAGTTTAGCATTAAATTAAAAAACTCAACGACACCATTAGCCAGAAGGTGCCCCACTGCCGGAAATGATCGAAAGGCCCCGTCGAAGAGGCCCCGTCGTTACATAGTAACCAGATAGGCTGCCTTGTGTTTAAATTGATTACAAAAACTTATGGAACATTGCCGGTACTATAAGTTTTACCATCACTCAGTGATTCAATGTCGGTAATGTGATGGTAAGGGCGAATGTGCTTGCCAATACTCCACGCATGCGTTGCGTACTTGGCGGAAACGATTTCTGATTTTCCGTCTTCAAAGATAACTCGAAATTTACCAAGCAGTTCACCCTGTTTGATCATGCAGCCTCTTGAGTGTGTGAAATACCAATAGGAGTAATCATTACGGCTTGAGTGTACTTTTCGCCAACAGCAACCTTGTTATCGCCGCTGCCGATGTAGGCCACCCCTTGGCTTGGATCCCTGAAGACGCGAATGTTCTCAGGAATAATCCGATACGATCCCAGGCGGTCAAGCAACCCGTTAAGCCGCTCAATTGTTGTGGTGGTAGGCTTGCCTTCGTCATCAAAGCAACTCGTAAAGCCTACCTTTACGGACTGGGCTTTCCAGTTAGTCATGATTACTTCAAGGATTTTTTCGTCATACAAAAGAACCTTGAAGGCCTGAACGTCTTCCTTGATGTCATAGACAATGGAAGTGTTGCCTTTGGAGCGTTGGCCTGTTCCTTCGTAATGTCCGGTCAGGAAAAAACCAAGATGAGTACAGGCAAATTCCGTAAGAGGCCGATTGGACCTCATTCCTAGCGCTGATGCTGGTTTCATGGGATCACCCACTGGTTCATTGGTATCTTAGCAGACGCAAGGCGCTCGTCAGTCCTGCAGCAGAAAACCCCTGGGGAGCACTGCCTGCACCTCGCCCAAGCGAAAATAAACAAACACCTCCTTGTACTGCCCCTCGTAAATATTTATAAGTCTTAACACACTGGTAACGCAATACGGCCGAACACTGCCAGACCGAGCAACGCATTCCCCTGACGAGAGATCGACTCCTTGGTAGTCAACCTTGTACAAGCATCCGCTAGGCGAAAGCCAGTAAAAGTCAAGCAAGCTCCTGAGTTCCTTGGTCTGAAGAATGCCCATGAACTCTGGGCCAAACCGAGTGCAACTGTTGTAAACCTCAGAGAATAATCCCATCAGCCTTTTTTTTCTGATTTAATCTTATCTACGGTCTCTTTGTAGCCAGGAGGCGACAGATCTGGACGTTTGCGGAAAATTGCAGCCCAGTCGATGCCGCGAACTTCTTTAGCCATGAATCCTTGGTAACGACTCAGTCTAGACCAGAGACCTCCCGGAGGTCCAGGATTTTTCCGTTAACACTTGCAACACAATTATAAATGGCGTCCTCGAAATCCTTCAGGGTCTGGATCAAAGCGTTTACTGATTCAAACTTCATTTCAATAACGTCCTGCCCTTCACGAGGACAGAAGTCAGACCCCCTGCCAGGCTTAAATTCAATGCGTGCCGTGATCATGAGGACTGAATGTCTTATTGGATACTAGGAAGGTTTTTGTGCTGATTACTGAAGAGATTCAGGATTTTGAGTCGGTGGTTCGACGCTGGTCGGCGGAGCCGGCTCTTCAGCAAGCTCCTGGTCAAGGCGCTCAAGCTCCATTGAAACCTTCAGGTCTGGATCGAGCACCCCGCCCCTCTGAAGCTCCTCCAGGACCGTCTGACGGCTCAGCAGGCGGGCATTGAACAGATTGACCATCTGAGCGATGCCAGAGGGATCAATTGGGCGATTGATCAGCGAGTCATTGATCTGGATGCCGGACTCAGCCGTCAAGGCCGCCCGCTCGCCCGCATAAACGGCCCAAAGCCTCATTACAGTAACAAAGCTAGAAACTTTGTTGCGGATCAAAGCGCTGACCTGACTAGATATCTGTGCAGCGCGCAGCGAGGCTTCTGTTGCGGTTTTAATGCTGGCCCCATACAGGAAATTCAGGCCAGAGCGATCCATTAACTCTTCAGTATGAGTAATCTCCGACTGATGACGCTCAAGGCTGCGGCCAGTCGGCTCCGCGAAATTGAAGTCGCCAGTTTCACCAAGATCGACTGCACTATTTGGACCAAGGATCAAGGGGGCAGGCCTACCATCAGGTCCAATCGTTGCGCCTTTACGTACTGGAACTGGCATTGCGCACTTGTGTAGCAATTCCTGTAAGTCGCTACGCATTTGGTAGTGCTGAATGCTAAGCTCCGCTAATCCATTCATTGGAAGGTCACCCTGAGCAAAGCGACTGCTTGAGGCTCCATACCAAACAAGCGGGACAATGGGCAGCGTTGTTTTAACAACTCTTTCCTGAACTTGCACCCATTTGGAATCTTTCTTTTCTAAGCGATAAGTCTCTACCTGGCCAGGGCGCATCACCAAGTAGATTGGTTCAATAATGCAGCCGTACCCTTTTTCGGAAGGGCGAGAACGCAGTTGGCGTACTGTTGCATGACGAATATATTCACGCCCGCCAATGTATTCAACGGACCAGTTGATCACATCTTTGCGATCGATGCGAATCAAATAAGGCCGCCGGCCCTCTTTCTTTTCGTCTAAATAATTGGTTTCACCGCTTGCTGGCGGCATATCAACCATGATAAAAGTACCACCATCTCTGATGGCATATTCATCACACGTATTCCAAAAGCTATAGACACTAGAGCCTTGCAAATCAATGTTTTGCTCTGCCAATCGCATGCTTGGCGGTGGATCAACCAACTGAAAGCGATTTAGCAGGCCTGCGTATGCCCTGATGGAATCACGAAAAATTGGCGTGTAAGTCGAGCGATGAAGGCGTTCCATGTACGCCGTAGAAGGCTCCGCCGGCTCTTTATGTAAATACTTCGACTTCTCAGATCCGCGCCCTTTTGTGTCCAGCAGATTCCAGCAATCAAGAGCAAGCTCTAAGCCAGGCAGTAAAGCCACAAGCTCTGGGCGATGATAACTTGCCAACGAGTCATCGTTGACCGGATGAATCACTTCCATGTCTACTTATGGCCGGTGCGCGGACGGCCTATCCTAGGGTTCCGTTTGTTTACGGAATATACTATCCCGACTATCCCCTGGACGGCTGAGGTTTACTGTCATTATTATACCGGCCCGTCTTGGCGTAGGAAGCATCAGGTGGAAATCCTAGCTTAGTAAAGCGCAACTGACCGATCCTGAGACCCTGATAGAGTTCTAGGTTGTTGTAATTATTACAATTTTTGATCTCAAGTGTAATATTGCCGCTATAACCAGGATCAATGTACGCGGCCAACGCGTGATCGAATCCTTCCCGGCCACGGGATGACTTCAAGCAGAAAACAGCTTCAATAGTGTCTGGAAGCTTCACGACTTGTTGAGTACAGCCTAGTACAAACCCTCCAGGCATCAGAATATAGGATTTCTTAGAAATATCAACGCTAACCCAACGACGACTGCCATCCTCTGATGGTGGCGATTCGATCAGTATCTCGCCGCCAAGAGTGACATCATAAGACGCTGGGTTGACCAAGTGCTGATCAAATGGCTTTACCATTCCATCGACACAGTAATTGATGATTTGAAAATCAACGAGAGTTGTCATTTACAGCCTTTTCGTATTCTTCAGGGGTGAGGTAAAAGCCTGTTCCGGTTTCGTTTCGCCGAGAACGCGCCAGGCGATTCCATGCTTCTTGCGCAAAGGTCGCCCTCTCGATCGCCCCGACCTTATCAGCATACATCAGCGCGCATTTATGGTTTGCGTACTGAAAGCTAAACAGCCAGGCCCTGGTTTCCGGTGAATAATGGGGCTGATCGTAGTGTCCACGTTTTTCTAGGTATGCCCTATCCATAGCAAGGCTTTCACTCCATCAAGTCTAGGACGGCAAAAAAAACGGGGCTGAGCCCCGCTTCTTTGAATTCTCAATTAAATACTGGTAGATCCAAATCCACCTTCTCCGCGACTGCTTGATTCCATCCCGTCTCCATCAGCCTTCCATTGGCTGCCGGACTGGTCAATCACGATATGGTACAAACCTTGAGCAATCCTTGAACCATGGGTAAAAGCATGAAAATTATGACTATGATTTGTCAAAGAAACCTTCACCCAGTCACGGTAGCCTTTGTCGATGATTCCAGGAGCATTAGTTACGACAACATTGTGCTTGCATGCTAAGCCGCTCCTGGAAACAATTTGATAAACTGGTATCAAGAAATTTGGCAGTACATCCTCAAAGGATGCCATCAGAATCTTAAAGCCACTGTTCACTAAAACAGTCTGACCGGGAGCAAGAAAAACGGCTCCCCCCGCCGTCTCAATGGTTTCAAGAAAAGCAGAGGGAACCTGCATCATTTTTGATTGCTTGACGCCATCAATAAAGAGTGCAGGCTTAAGCAGTACGGACGCAACCGGTTTTTGGCGCTGAAATTGATTGATAAAGTCTTTTGCTTTTTGGGATTCGTAAGAATCCTTTACATGAGCCCGGATGTCGGCTCCTGCATCCTCGCCAGGATGCGCTACTGCCGGCACAAAAGACTCGTCTCCAGGCAGTGTAAAGAAGGTTGCGTCCAGCATGACTGCTTTTTGGATTGGTATTCAGCCTTCACAGGCTGCGCACTCAGCGTACTGCTTTGGAGCGGTTCCGTCAAGGAGAGCTTTCACTCCCTGGTAGCCGCCCTCAACGTGAGTCCCATTGAGCCAGATTTGAGGAACGGTCCTGTAGGGCCATTCGCTATTCGGAAACAGCGAATGGTCTTTTTCTTCAATGACATAACCGTGTTGCGTCAGAAGCTCTTTTGCCTTAACGCACCAGGGGCAGCCTTCCTTTGTTACGACAAGAGCTACCGGAGGAGCCACAGCAATCTTTTTATTCTTTTTGACCTGAAGAGAAGACGACTTCAGGTAATACAAAGACTTGAGACCCATCTTCCACGCGCTCAAATGAAGCCGCATTAACTCGGAGGCAGATACCTCTGGGTCAACGAACAAATTAGTCGAAATACCTTGACAGACATATTTCTGCCGATCCGACGCTTGTTTGATGACCTCAAACTGATCGATCTCGCGAGCAGTCTTAAAAACCTCTTTGGCTACTTCAGAAATAAAGTCAAGATGCTGTACGCTACCGCGCTCTTCCAGGATCGAATCCCAAACCTCTTGAGTGTTTTTACCGATACTCTCAAGGTGCTGTTCAAGATAGGGATTTTTACGCACAAAAGTACCCTTGGCGTTGCCAGCAACAAAAAGATTCGCGACCAGTGGCTCAATACCTTCACTAACAGCGCCGCAGATCACGCTGTTTGTTTTAGTAGGAGCGATGGCAGTACGAGTTGCATGACGAATGCCATGACCTTCGCACCACTCTGGCTCACCATATTCTTTTGCCATCTCTTTTGAGGCCTTCAGAGTCTTTTCGTTAATCCATTTGTGAGCTTCAATATTTAATGCGCGAGACTCACTGGAGGCAAACGGCAGGCCGCGAGACTGATATAAGGCGTGAAGACCCATCGTGCCAAGTCCAAGAGCACGAGACTTCCTAGCAAAACGCACGGAGCGTCCCATTGAGTTCATCCGATCCGCTTTATGGATGAACTCTTCAACAACTGCATCCAGGAAGTAAACGCCAAGTTCTGGAGCGCTCTTACCGGTGTAAGAGCCTTTCCATTCCTTCATCTCGTCGTACTTGGCGAGATTTAAGGAGCTAAGTACGCACACAAACGTGTGGTTTTCGTCGGTCGGCAAGAATATTTCAGAGCACAAATTGCTGGTAGCGATTTCAAGCCCACGGCGCTTGAAGCACTCAGGGGCTTGATTGTTGGCGTTGTCAATAAAAACAATATATGGAGAACCCGAAATCATGCGACACTTCAGGACTTCACCAAAGACTTTTTGCTTTTCTTGATCACCTTGGATCATCTCTTCGATCCATTGATCAGAAATAGTGACAGCAAGATTGCTGTCAATAAAGTTGCGCGGATCACCCTGAGAATGGTCTTTGCAGCGCAGGGCCTCCATCAGGTCTGGATGGTCGATCGGCAGATACAACGCGAATGATCCACGTCGTGTATTACCTTGACTGACAACACTGGCGGCCAGGTCGTATTGACGCATCCAGGGGACTACGCC